GCAGGATCCAGGGCGAGAAGCTTATTGGCAAAATCACTACTGGATACTACAGCTCACTGAAAGCCTTCTGGAGACAGCGTAGAGGCACCCAGGGGAAGGATGAAAAAGCCCGAGAGTATGATCGGTATGCTACTGAATACGTCGAGGACGGGGCTCCTACGGGGCTTGCGATGTCGAAGAGCCTTGAGGAGCAAAGTAGGCGTTTTGAGAAAATCATCAATCAAGGCAACTTTAAGAAGAAGCTTCGAGACATTGGTGATCTAGTTGAAGACTATAACCAAACGATGGAAAACGCGGTTCGACTCTCCACGTATATAGAAGCTCGAAAGGCTGGCGTTGCTAGAGAAGATGCCGCAACCCTGGCAAAAGACCTTACCGTCAATTTCAACCGTAAAGGCGAGTACAGTTCCGCAATAGATGCGCTCTACCTGTTTTTCAATGCAGCAGTGCAAGGCAATGTAAATATCGCCAAGGCAATTTTGCGCCCCGGAAAAGATGGGCAGACAATCACAAAAGCAAGAGCCCTTGCGGGATCGATGGTTGCTTGGGGATTCGCTCGGACTTTGATGAACATCGAAGCAGCGGGTGAGGATGATGACGGGGAAAGCAAGTACGCTGACTTCAACGAATACGTTCTGAAAACGGCAATGGTAGTTGCTAACCCGCTTGATGTTACTGAGGGACAAAGCTA